CATGTATCCTGTTTTAGAATAATCAGGAGCACAAACTGAAGCAAGATAATTTAGTTTTTGATACATTGGAATTAACTCTTGCTTTGATTGAGCTGCTACTTTCCAAGATAATGAAATTTGTCTATCAAATCCACTATATCTATAAAGTTTTTCACCTCTACCCATAAATTTTTCTCCTTGCCAATCTGCAGTGTATGAATCACTCATACCACTAATAAATGCTCTAAAATGAATATAGGTTTTTTTAGATGGATCTTCATTATCTATTACTCCAATTCTAAATTTAACTAAATCATTTTTAGTTCTATTATTAGTAACATTGCTACTTTTATATAAAGGAAAACCGTTTATTTTATCTAATATCTTACCTGTTCCTTTTACATAACTTGATTTATCTTTACCTGCTGTTGTACCCGGGTTCCCTAAATTAACTCTTTGTTCAATATTAAATTGAGTATAAGGTAAACTATTTGGTATCCTTTCGTTTCCATTGGGTGCAAAAGTTTTTCTAAAATCAGGTTTTGAAGATGAAGGATTATCTTTACTTGATTCTTTATCTATAATTTGTTGTTGGGTAAAAGCATCTATTTTTTGCTCATTATAGATTGATGATGGAGTTGTAAGTGTCCCTTGATTATAAACACTTAAATTAAATCTTCTTAAGCCATCTTGTTCATTTCCAGAATTATCAAAGTAAAGGGAACCATTTCCTACAAATAAATCGGTTGCAGTTAATGAACTATATAATTGGCTTACACTATTAGGATTATTAAATATACTTAACCCCTGGTATTTTATAGGTCTAAAATTTGGGAATAAAGTTTGGTAATTCCTAAATCCATTACCGGTATTAGCAAAAAATCCTATATTTCGTAATTCAGGATTATTTTCTCCTGTTCTTTCACTTGATAATTTTATTTGGGTTTTACCCACACCTACTATAGATCCAGGTCCTCCATTGTATTCATATAACACATTTACTCCCTGAGTATCTGTGTTAATTTTACTTGTGGTAAAATCTAATAATCTATTAGCATTTTTAGGTTGTCTAATAGATACAAACTCACTATAAACAGGTAATCCTAAAGGATCTTTAATATTTAATAAATCAAATAAACCATTTTGACCTGCATCTGGTCCTGTTCGTTTAGTTGGGTCTAAACCTTGTTTATTTAAATGAAGTCCAAGTGGGGTACCAGCAGCAGCTAAAAGTGTAGAAGTTGGCAAGTAAATACCTTCATTTAAAGCATTACCACTAGCTTGTGTAGCAACAGCACTTCTTGACAGAATATTTTGTTTAGCTGTAAATAATAATCCATTAGGGGATTTTAAATCAAAAAACATTTGGGCTAAACGAGACCCATCTTCAATAATTCTGCCTGGGGTTAGTGTTCCTCCTCTTAGTAACAAATCGGGTCCTCCAGTTCTACCAACATTATCTCCCGAAGGTATAGAAGATTTGACGTAGGGTTGATTACTACTACCCCCGCCTAATCTATCCTTACCATATCTTAAGGATTTAAGATTAGTTGTTAAATTAACTAGACCCATATTTTAATTTATGAAGGTAAGTTATCAGAATACTTAGATGGTGTTATACCATCTAAATCTAAATTTGAAGGAGCTGGTTTTCCTGTTCTGCTAGGGTTACCATTAATTGAATAAGTATCATGTACTTTTGAATCTGCAAAATTTGGGATTGCAGGAGTTCCTCCGTTTAAACTTGATAGATCTGAACCTTGTTGTTGTAATTTATTTAATAAACTCATAATTTTTGTTTTATTATAAATATTAGATTATTGAACTTGATATGAACTCATAGCAAATGCAGTACCTACTTCAGTAGAATCCATAGTTACTGTTCCTTGTTTAGTTAAAATTTGACGTAATAATTCGTTTGTTTCTTTAGCTTCTTTATTTTCCATTACTACTTGATTAGTAGTTTGGTTATTATTTTGGGAAGCATTTCTAATTGCTTGGGCTGCTCCAGGAGCGGCAACTAAGTCATCATTAGGAGAAAGTTCAAATAGCCCTCCTTCTTTAGGAGAAACCATAGTTTTACCCTTTGCTTCAGAAAGCATATCTCCTGTTTTTATAGCTTTTAATAAACCAAATCCTGCAGATGTTACAGCGGCGGCAGCAGCAATTCCTAAAGGTACTCCTACTATGGGGAGGGTTGCTAATGAAGCATATGCTTTATATGCTGCAAATACAATGGCTAGACTAGCTAATCCTTTTAATATTTTTCCTACTACTCCTAAAGGACCTATTAAATTACCAATTTTTTCCCCTATTCCACTAAATAAATCTCCTATAAATCCAATAACAGAAAATATTGGACTTACGATGTCAAAAACTAAAGTTAAAGCATCTCCTATGGCTAAAATTGCAGGGCTCATTGCAACAAAAACATCTTTAATTTTATCAGTTATAGCCCCTAATCTATCAGCTACACCTGCCTGGTTTTCTAGTGTTTCAAAACCATCTTGGGCTAGTTCATTTTGTGCTTGAGTTAACCCAACTTCTTGGATTCTTTGATTTAATAATTTTTCTCTTTTTTCAGCTTCTTCTTCACTAACTCCTGCTATTTGTTCTTGTACATATAAAGTTTGAGCTAAATCTTCTCTAGACATACCAACAGATTTAGCTAAAGCTTCCTGTTGGATTCTATTCATTTCAGCAAATTCTGCAGCCGAACCTGCTTGATCTGCAATTTCTTTTGCTACAGTAGCTAAATCATTATTTAATGCTGCTTGTCTAGCTTTTTCTAAATTAATATTTTTACCTAATAATAATTCTGCTTCAAGTTCGGATTCAATTGAGGATTCAAACTCAAGTAAACTTCCAGCTATAGCTTCTACTTTAGACATTTCCATCCCAAATGCTTTTGCGGTAGCTGATGCTTCCGCTAATGCTTTTGGGTTTTTACCTAATGATAAGGTAGTAGCTGCTGATATTTTATTTACTTCTGAAAGTAATTGTTTTTCGTTTAATATAGCTCCATTTTGTGTAGCAGTTATTTTAGCTTGAGCTAAAAATTCTCCTGTCATATTTTCTAAATCACCCCCTGTAGCATTTGCTATAGATTGGATCCCCATTAATTCTTCATTGGTAAGACCCGCTTGTTCCCTTAATTTAGTAAAAGTAACTAAATTTTCTTCATTAAGCATTACATTAGTACCTAATGTTTGGTTAATAGATACTAAAGAATCTTGTAAACCTTTTGTATTAACAAAAGTTTCCCCAGAAAGCATTGCAATATTAGTTAAGTCAGACCTTAGATTATTAGCGGCATCAAATGACGTATTCATACTTTTTGCTAATTCCGCAGTAGCTTTATCCGCTCCAACAACCGCTTCTAATAATGATTTGACTGCAAAAGCAATCATATTAGCTGGGGTGAAGGATTTTAATAGATTTTCTTTAAATTTGCCACTAAATACAGATATGGCTTTTTGAGCATCTACTCTTCCTTCTTCATCTCTTAAAAGATCTTCAGTTTCTTGTAAACTTTTTTCTAACCCAAAATCAGGAAGGCCTAATTTTTTTAATTGTGTTCCAATAGCTCCTAGTATTTTAGGACCTGCACCAAGTGCTTCTTGAACTTCTAGTTCTTTATCTAATCTAGCTTGGACTTGATTAGTTAAATCTTCATACAAAGCATTATTTCCTTCTAATGTTCCTGTTATTTCAATTAATGCTGCAAGTTCGGCATCTGTTGCGGTATTTTCATCGTATTTTGTTTGAAGATTCTTTTTAGAGGTTTCTAAATTTGATCTTTCTTTTAGAACTTTATCTTGAAGAGATTTAAGTTGTTTTTGATTTAATCTTTCAATTCCTTCTTGATCATTTTTAAGATCTTGAGCTAATTTAGATAAATTTCGAAATGATTTTTTAGTATCTCCTAAAGGAACACTACTTTTTTGCATTTCTTGGACTACATTTTTAAACCCAGCAGCAATATCCCCTATATCGGATGTCATTTCATTTAATTCACTTCGTAGACTCCTTAATACGGTATTTGCTTCGTTTAATTCACTATTATCAAATACTTTAAAAGACTTTTTCCCCAACTCTTTAGAAAGTTGTTGTATTTGATCATTTAATTTTTTGATTTCGTCAGATGTGGCCATATAAAAATGTATATGTTATAAATATTAAAAAAAGCAACTATTTATAGCTGCTTTTCCCCTTATATGGTTTTGATGCTTTTAAAAACTCTGGGGTATTTACAGAGCCATCTGGATTAATTAGGTTAGTTTCGTTTTTAGAAGTTTTGCCTTTTGCCGCATCTGCTTCTTGTTCATACCACTTTTTAATTTCTGAGTAAGTATATTTTCGTAACCAAATAGGCATATTATATATGGTATAAAAATCATACCCACCTTTCCCATGGAATATTATTTCGTGGATTTGTTTAAATAATCCAACTCTAGCTTCGGATGCTATTTCAGAGGTCAGGCCAAAAAAAGTTAAGCCCAATGGGCACACTTACCTCCTCTCCACTGTCAATGACATAAGTTAAATCAACATCTGGTTGGGTTTGGGCCATATGTTCTCTAAAAGCACGGGAATCACGAGCTAGTAAATACCCATCAACAAATTCTCTAATTTTTTTAGTTTCAGTTTCACCATCAACAGATGTAATAATATACTTTAATCTAGTAGTAAGTTGGGGAACATTATCTTTATTAAGTTTTTTAAGCCCAGCTAATTCTCTTTCTATTTTTTTCTCATCATTTCCTGTAAGGATTTTATAGGTAATAAGGGTTCCACTATTAGGAAGAGTAAAAGAAAACTCATTTTTACCTTTAGTAATTAAAGATTTATCAAATGGTTTGTTTTCTAATTCAGTTAAATCTATATCATATTGCTTTCTATTATAAGTAAAAGAATATTTTTTTCCATATCCTAAAATACGAGTAGCTACTAGTAAAGCATTTTTATCCCCTATAATTAAATCATTAATATTAATTTTAGAAATAATTACAGATTCTAATAATTTATCTAAAACTGTACCTTTTTGGATATAAGATTGGTTAGATAAAATATCTTCTTCCTTAGCAGTCATATATTTAATTTCAACTTTACCACTTGAAAGAGGATTATCTTCAGGATAAACTAATCCTTTTGATGGCAATTCAACTTCTTCAGTTGGGAATTTAAATTCACTCATAATCTTTATTTAATTAAAACGTTTTTACGTTGATAAATATTAAGATAAAAAAAAGCTTGACCGAAGCCAAGCAATTTTTTGAGGTATGTGAGGGTTGGTTGTATTAGAAATTTAATATACAATAATCTGGTTGTACAGTCATTGTAAGTTCTTGAGCAGCATTTTCAGTATCCCAATTGAAATCCCCAAATGAAGCATTTGTAATCATTGCTCCTTTGATAATCCATTCTGAAACGATATCACCTACAGGTCCTAGTACATTAATTGTTAAGTCTTTCTTATAGAAATCACTATAACCATCTCTACCAGTTACTGATTCGTGGTGTAAACGTACCCATTCCATTACTGCTTGGGCACCAGATGGGGTGATTGGATCAAATAATGTAAATTCAATAGTACCCCATTTTGTTTTACCTTTTACATATCTTTCAACATTAATGTGGTTCAAAGGTACTGTTCCTTGTTCTACAGTTACAGCTCCTACACCTTTCATTATATAAGATGGAAATCCATCAATGTACATAATGAACCTGTTCTTTTGTTTTGGTTCAAAAGCTGTAAAAAATATTTCGTTTGGATCTAATACTGCCATTTTGTATATGTTTTTTTATCTATTATAAATATTCTATTTTTTAATTTTTATGCTGGAAATGTAGCACCTGTTGGTAATACATTAAAGTCTAGGATAATAAACTCAGCTGTTCTAGTTGGTTGAATGAAAATTTGTCCAATTAATTCATTTCTATCTATCACATCTGGAGTGTTATTTGTATCATCCATTACTACTTTAAAAGCATATAATCCTTGTCTTTGTTGTACTGACTCTAAATATGGGTTAACTTGTGTTAAGAAGTTATTTCTTGTAGCAATTGTATTTTGTTCAAATACTAAATTATCAGCTACTTGAGAAATGTATCCTTTAAGAGCAATTAATAATCTACGTACATTTACTCTATCTAAAGCACTAGCTCTTTTCTGTAATGTTTTCTGGCCAAATACTACAACTCCACTTCCTGGGAATGTTGCAATTGGGTTAACATTAGCTTCATATAATAAATCACGGTTTGCTGTAGATAATCTTCTTTCAGCTCTAGTAACTTGTCCTAATCCACCTCTTGTAATACCTGCTGGTGCGAACCATGGTTCACTTGAAGCATCTGTATAAGCAAATACTCCTGGTATCATTGTTGAAGCTGGTACCCATACTAATTCTCCAGTATTTGGGTCTATTGTTTGTAACCAAGGCCAGTATGTAGCGGCATATGAACTATCAAATCCTGCAGCAGCGTTTGTTACAGTAGTAACTTGTGCATTATAATTTACTAAATCAATTACTGCGATAGAATCTCCACGAGAAATAGAGTTATTAACTATATTAGTAATTTGAGTAGTACCTGTAGATCCATTAGCATTAATTAATCCAGGAGCAACTATAACATTAAATCTATAATCATCTGTATTAGATAATAATGAAATTGCATTATTATAATCTGAACCTAGCAATCCCTGAGAATCGGAGTTGTCTATATCATTGTAGAAATTTTGTTTTCTACCTGTTGGAATGTTTAAACCTGCAGCTCCATCAAAAGATCCACTTTGAATTGAAGGTAAAGACCCTGTAAATTGGGCTTTAGCATTACCTGCATTGTCAAAATATTTAGGGGTTGGTTTTAAGACTTCTTTTACTCTTACATATCGTGAAACATTAGCATAAGATCCACTTTCTTGAATATAATATTCACCTGTTGTAGTATCTTCTACTAAAGTATAATCCACATCACCAATTACTTTAGAAATATAATTTGGAGCATAAGGATCTAGTGATAAATTATTATATGTTTCTAATGCTACTTTTCTATTTTGGGTATCATCTCCTCTACGAATTATTAAACTAAATGTACCTGAGGAAGTATTTGAACTAGCTATTTCATATCTAATATTATCTATACTTCCACTTTGTAAAGCTCCACTTGAAACTTCTGTTAAACCTGAATTCATAATTTCACCTTCAGAGATAGTTTCTAGGGTGAAAGATTGTGTAATATCCTGGTAAATACTTCTATCAGATGAAGGTAATGCAATAGATAAGTTAGTTCCATCACCATCAGTAGCACCAAGGGAGGCAGAAAATACCGTTATAGTAGTTCCAGGTTCAAATAATCCATTTCCTGCAGTGTTTACTACGATAGATGAAGCGTTTGTAGCTGTGTCTAAAGTTACATCTAATGTAGTTGTGCTTCCAACACTTCCATCTGATCCTGTAACTCCTACAGTATAAGATCCTGCAGAAGCGCTTACGCTTGAAAAGAAAGGCGTAAGTACTGCTGCATCTGCAAGTTTATGACCTTCTCTGTTCATCACTAATGAAGAGGTTGCAGGAGTAAATGAACCACTAGTAACACGTGTTACTAACATAGATCTTCCTCCATTTTGAAAATAATTATTTACTGCAATGGATGTTAAATAAGAATAAGTAGTAGATCCACTTTCTATAGTTGCATCAAATATTCCTTGATATTGGCTATAAGATGTAACTAAAGTTGGGATTTCTACTGGACCCTTAGCAGTTGGACCAATAATAGCTGCTCCAACTTCCTGAGGACCTTGTGTTATTTGAGATTGATCATTTTCTCTTGCTAATACACCTGGAGATAATAAAGTTTCTGCCATTTTAAATATATTATTTTAATATTGTTTTTATTATAAATATTGAAACCTTTTTCAAAAAACTAACTTGCTTTAGTAAATTCTCCTTTTTCTAGATCAATATTACCTTCTCCATATTTTTCTTGAAGTTGTTTAGCTACAGTTGTTTGTTCTTGTTGTAGCTTATCTAATCTTTCTAGAATATTAGATTTTGTTTTTTCTAAGTTAATTTTACTAAATTCAACTTGCCCTAAAGCAAATTGTATTTCGTTTCCTTCGTTTTGCAACTTTTTTAAGTTTTGCAATTCTTCTTCTTGTAATTTGATTACTTCACTCATTTTGTAACTTTATTATAAATATATATTTTTATATTAAAAATTATTGTTTGTTTATTGATTCTATAATTTTATTTGTATCAAATACTTCCCTTAAATCATTATAGGGGATAGATGAAATGTCTTGTGCTAAATTAAAAGGTTGATAAATTGAATTTTGAATAAATGGGTCTTTAGTAAA